TGCAGTTATATTTACATTATAAGGTTCTTGCAATCCTGTTTCATTATCTCTTGTATATCGGATTACAGGAACAGATGCGTTGTCATTTTGAGGATATTGCCATAAAACATCACCTGATCTGTATGTACCATCTTTCATTAGATTCTGAGTAAGTGTTGTTCTTTCAGCATTATCTCCATTAGTCATTCTCATTAAAAAATCATTTCTTTCATATGGATTTTTTGCTGCAATACCTTTTCGTTGATTTCTCGTAAAAGGACTATCAGCACCTACTATTTCAGTCATTTAGTCCCTTTTTTTTCTTTTGAGCTTTCATTATTCCGTAAATTATTATTGCATCTTCTGGATTATTCATATCTAGATTATTAAGCTCTGCAATTTTTTCTGCTCTGTTAGGACCATCTGTTGTTGCATTACCAATTTGTTTTATATGCCCCATTATTTTTGCTCTTAATCCTTTTTCATAATTAATGGCAGCATCACGAATACCTTCACTGTAAACAGAAAATCCTTTGTTATGCACAAACTCATAAATCGCATCTACTTTCTTTTTTAATTTTGTTGTATCCAGAGTTTCGTTTTTTGCCATACCCAATAAAGCATCTCCATCTTCTAAAACTCCTTGCATCATTTTTAATTGAACTACAACGGCTTTATATTCAGGAGTATTGATAGCTGCATATTTAGGAAGTTCCCAAGGTGGAACTGGTGTGGGTTTTGTAGTCCTTACAAATCCATCATTAGTTTTATCTTGCCAAGCTTCATTATAGTATTTGAAATACTCATCAACCTGTCCAAAAAATTTAGATCGTTCTTCACCTTTAAAGTCAATCTTGCCTAATTTATCGTTTTCTTCTTTTTGAATTGCATCAGTTGATCTTTTGAGAAGCTTTCTAAAATCTTCATCTGTAAGTCTAGGATATAATCCTTTTGGTCCTGCAAAATGAGAAGCCCATTCAGGATCTATAGCCCCATTTTTTAATCTTGGTTTATAATTTACTTTAACTTTTCCATCTTCAACTTTAATTTCTAGACTATTTTCACCTAAAAAAGTTTGTATATATTTCCTTGGATCGTAATCTACTGCAGCATTTTGTAATGCTATCTGCTTTGTCCTCTTCATTCCATTGATTCGATTACCAGCATCACGATCTAAATTCAGCCAAAATAAAGGATTGGAATTCTTAAATACTCCTTTACCAGCTATTCCATCTTCTAACAATAAATCATATTTAGCATGATCTGCTGCAGTTGAATCTGGTCCTGAAAGTTTTGTAACAGTTTGTTTAATGGAATCTGCAAGCCATTTGTCTTGAGCCTTTGTTATTTCTAAAGGACTTAGAGTCCCTTCTAATTGCCTACCAATTGCAGAATACCGTGATTGAATGGCCTGTGTTTTACCTTGTATTGTTTTTTGTTCATCAACCAATCTGAAGAAATTCTCATTATCTTTATTAACAGAATTCAGTAAATTATTTTTAGTATGTTTGATTGCAGATTTTTTTGCATTACCAAAAGCAATTGCCATATGTTCTTCAACTTCTCTTTCTAATGCTTTTGCAAACCTTTCATCTCCTTCTGCTTCGTAATCAGAAATCACTTGTTCTTTAAGCCAAGAAGTAGTCGCATCCTGATTTTTATTCATATCTGAATATTTGTAGTATCCAGATAAACTTGGATCTAATCGATAATACCCTGATGTGCCTTCTTCTCTTCTTTGATAATTTAAATCTGTACTTTTATTTAGATCTACACCTAATTCAATGTCTTTTCTGACTTTAATTATCTTTAAACGAGCATCAGCTAAATCTGATTGTTGTTCTGCTTCTTTTGCTTGTTGATTTGCTTTTGCAATCATCACAGCAGCTTGAGCCATATCTTTTAAGGCTTGTTGCTGTTCATTGATCATTTGGAGTCTGATATTCGCTTCTTGATCTGCTTCTCTGGATTGATCAGGAACAAAAGATGGTCCTCCAGCAGAAAGATTGATTGGTTTTTGTTGTTGAAAGTTAAGTCTCATTATTGAACTGCCATTCCAGGTCGTGTACCTAAGGGAGTATTGGGGATATTTCCTCCTGATCTAAATGAAGGATAACTGGGATTAACTCCTGCACTATATAAACT